CCAGATGTCGCTGCTGGATTTTCTTTAGTGAGTGTCAGGTACCTGGTACGATTGTGTTAATTGATGAAACAATTTGAAAAATTTGCACAGTAATAGACACCATAATCTGGTTGTATATTGCATATTGATAAAATAATTTAAAATAAACGAACATATTATACAATATATCTAACGACAACTAATGTAGCAAAATGAAAGATATTGGAATAAAATGACAAGAACAGTTGTATTAATTGGCGAAAAAATTTAAAAAATTAAAAAAAAGTACTTGCATTTTATAACGGAATAGTATAATATAAATATTGTTCCGTGGCTCGTTGGTCAAGCGGTCAAGACGCCGCCCTCTCACGGCGGAAACAGGGGTTCGATTCCCCTACGAGCTGTTATCTCTTAAAAAGTAAATAAATAAGCCACATCCAGAACTTTGGATGTGGTTTTTTAGTGTCTGTTTTCAGCGATTATTTCAACGAATTTTTCAACGAATTATATATTTATCTATGATACTGTGTTATTCTTTTCGGTTATCTCGTTGAAATTAAATATTTTTCCTGAGTATTTTGATAACGTTGCTTGATGTGTTGTTCTTCCTACGTGTACATAGTTTCTCATTATTGTTTCAACCCTTGACCCCATTATCTCGGCAACGGTTTTTGCGTTTTCGCCGCTTAATATATTATTGGTGGCAAAACTATGTCTGCAGTCATACAAACGAACTTGTGGCAAATAATATAAACCTGGTGGCAATTTACCTTTTTCAGCTTCAATTTTCTTTAATTCAGAATTATGGTTTCTTATTAGATTGCGGAATGCTCTCGAATAACTATTAGGGGTTATTGGCGTTCCGTCTTCATAAGTAAATAAAAAGTCATTGTCCTTATATGGAGTTGGAACCTTGCCTTTTAAATATTTTTTAGTATATTCTTCTTTCTGTTTTTTCTTTTTCTCTAATTTTTGCTTTAGAATATTATATACAAAGGGATCCAACGCAATCGGCCTATGGCTTCCCGGTGTTTTCATATCAGTGATGTTACCATATTTATTGTATCCTCTAAACAAAGATAACAGGTTGTCCTTCTTAAGAGATTTAGTTGATACGCCGCATACTTCACCTGGACGTAGTCCGGTAGTAAATGACAAAACAAGCATTTCGTAATAATCCGAATTAACAACGCTTTCTAAATTTAAAAAATAACCTATTGTCTGTTCGTCCCAGGTTGTATGCTCAGGGGTTTCAATTTTATCTCTTTTAATATCTTTGCATGGGTTATATTTAATTATATGGAGAGGTTTAATAGCATAATCCATCATCATAGACAACAAATTAAGAGTTTTATTAACGGTAGCCGGCTTATATTTTTTGCTAAGCTCATTTTTAAACATCTGAACGTGGGTAGGTGTGATTTTATTTACATATACTTCATCAAAAACAGGGGCCAATTTTGCATTGTAATACCCCTTATACCCACGCCAAGTGCTTTCGGCATATGTGGTTTCGGTGGAATCAAACCATAATTTGGCTAAGTCTTTAAATTTCATTTTTCCTTTTGCCTCGGTAGTTCCCTTTTCAATATCTTCAAGTATATCTGCTTCGTCTTTTACGGCATCCTTTCTTTTTTCTCTACCTTTACCCCAGATATGTTTACCGGTCATTGGATTATAAACACAAGCGTAATATTTTGATATTTCTTTGCCTGTTTTCTTAGACACATACTTTTTTTCTATTATAGCCATTTAGCCAGCCTCCTTTACAAACCGCCATAAAGCCAATGATTTTCTAAGCTCAGTAACTCTGTATCTACAAAATAATTATTAGAGACTTGCGTAAATGCAAATGGGTTCTTAATTGGTTTAAGTTTTAACTCGTTTACTCTATATTTTAAACTTTCAACACTTACTTTTAACCAATCAGCCATGGCATTAATATCTCCAAAGTAATGATCGTATAATTCAATAACCAATTCTTTTGGCATTAATGCGTACGCAGCAGCGTTGTTGGCTTGCCACTCTATACCCCTTGACCTTGATTGATATTCTTCAAAACAAACCCTTTTTGCTTCCTTTGGATGGAACCAGTAATGGCAAAGTTCGTGCATTGCGATAAATCTACGCGACACATAATTTCTATTGGCGTTAATCAGGATGCCTGTTTTATTTGGACCATATACAATCATACCTTTAATGTCTTGTGAGTCCAGCGGGACTTCTTGTAATATAATCTTTTCTTTTTCTATTAATTCATAAGGATTAATCGGATAATCCTCTTTACGAATACCTATTTCGTGTAATTTATCATACACGATTTGCTCAAGCGCTTCAGGTTTTATAAATCCCTTGATAGTCAAGTGATCAACTCCTGTCACGAATTTTTTATCATTTCGTAGAACTTCCGCATTTTTTCTAAATCTTCTTTGGATACTTTTTTATCTTGCAATTCTTTTGCAAAACTAAAATAAACATCTTCCAATATAACTTTATTTTGCTTTTCAAAATCATAAACTCTTTTAATATTTGTTCTTCCATATAAATAATCCATATCTACATTAAACAAATCTGCAATTGCTTCCATTCCTTCTTTTGTTGGTACTCGTTCACCACTTTCATACATTCCTATCGTGCTTCTTGACACACCTAATTTATCAGCTAATTCTTGTTGGCTCATTTTAGCTTCTTTTCTAAGCTCAACCAGTATTTCAGCAAACTGACGCATTTTAACACACCTCCTTAAAATATATTATCACATTTAGTGATATTTGTAAATAATAAAATCACAATTTGTGATAAAAGTTTTCGACAAAAATTTTCATAATTTTATTTGTCACTTTTAGTGTTGACAAATGACACAGTAAGTGATATTATAAAGGCAGAAAGTCACTTACAGTGACAGAAAGGAGAGGATGAAATGGATAAAACAAAAATTGGTGAACTACTAACTAAATTAAGGGAAGAAAGAAACAAAAGCAGACAGGAAGTAGCTGAAGCTATAGGAGTAAGTTTATCGGCTATTACAATGTATGAACTCGGTCAGAGAATTCCAAGAGACGAAGTTAAAAAGAAAATAGCCGAATACTACAGCAAAAGCGTGCAATCTATTTTTTTTAATGAATAATGTCACATCAAGTGACAATTAGGAGTGTGAATAGTATATGGGAATTGAAGAGCGAATCGAAAGGTTAGAAAAAACTGTGGCGAGACTTACAGAACATATCAATTCAAACTATAAAGACATATGGGTAACACCGCAAGAACTGGCACAAATTATGAACTGCAGTGTAAATAACATCTACTTAAAAATTAGATCCGGCGAAATATACGCCACTGGAAAACTTGGAGCTATAAAAAGAATACCAATGAGCCAGTTTTATAAAAACGAGACAAAAGAAGAATTAAAACCAAGAGAAAAGACAATGCGAGAAAAAATATTTGGATTTTAGGAAGGTGAATGTAAATGAACGAACTTAAAATCTTTGAAAATCCCGAATTTGGACAAGTTCGTACATTAGTTAAAGATGGTCAACCATGGTTTGTGGCTAAAGACGTAGCAGAAATTTTAGGATATGCAAATCCCAGGGACGCAATTAGTAAACACGTAGATGCAGAAGATAAGGGAGTAGCAAATTGCGACACCCTTGGTGGCAAACAAGAATTAACCATAATTAATGAAAGCGGTCTGTATGCTCTTGTGTTTGGGAGCAGATTAGAAACGGCAAAGCGCTTTAAACGCTGGGTAACATCAGAAGTATTACCTGCATTACGCAAAACCGGCGCGTACATAATGCCACAATCAAAAGGCCTTGAATTTTTACAAGGCATGTTAGACGAAATGAAACGACAGGCAGCAGAAATCCAGGAAGTAAAGACCACAACCAAAGCTATTAAAGACGCAATCGTCGAGGAATATGACGAATGGCGAGAAGATATCAGGCATAAGGTATCAGCTATCCAGAAAGCAACTGGTGAAACATTTGCTAATACCTGGAACAGGCTTTATGACGAATTGGAAAAACGCGCACATTGTGACTTATCTGTTCGGGTAAATAACGGCAGATTTAGGTTGCAGGAAGCAGGAGCGCCAAAGAAAGTTATAGAAGCCTTCGGGCGACTGGATGTAATTGAACATGATCCAAGACTTAAAGAAATCTTTACTGCGATTGTTAAAGAGTACACGGTTAAATATGTTGCATAGAAGGGAGGGACAAATAGTGTTTTATGTCAAGCAGAAAATATCAGACGAATGCTCCATAACCATTGATATTACTGACGAAAACGTATATACCAAATGCCCCGGATGCGGGACAGAAATACAGGTTGATATTTCAGAGATTTTTGAAGATGGCGGAGATCTTTACGGAACACACATTTTCTGCAAAAAATGTTCCGAAGACGGGAAGGTAAGCTTTATTAAGGAATAGGAAGGAGAAGGGATTTGATAGAAAGAACCGTTTACCAATGTGAATACTGTATGGCCCATAAAGCAAGACCAAAAGTATTATTTTCTAAATACAGAATGAGACAGCACGAAGAACAATGCTTTTACAATCCAAAGAACAGGACATGCTGTACATGTATTTACAATGATTATATGGGTGAGTATGGCGGCATAATACAAGCAAATAACTGTATCTACCCTGGAATAAATATGTATCCTTCGTCGCTGCCTAAGATACAATGCGTATTCTGGAAAAATAAAAAGGAGGACGAGCCATGAAACACATAAAACGACTACTTGCCACGCTCGGCGCATTCGGCGGTATTGCCGGGATAGTCATCTTAACCGGCATGGCCGCCAACGGAGCAATCCCAGAATGGATGTTTTACAGCGGGCTTATAATAGCCTGCGCAATAGAGTATCCATGCATCCGGTACATAGACGCATATTTTGACGGACAAAGATGGGCAGAAGAAAAGAGCCAATAGGAGCGGCAACTCCGAAATGGCTCATAAGTAATTAACTATCAATTTGGATTATAGAACAAGGAGGTCAATTATGCAAGAACGAATTCAAGAGTTGTTAAATCTTTGCATGCAAGCTCAAGAGAAAGGGCATAACATACAATTTCAGCAATCAATTCATAGTGTAGAGATTCTTTATTTTACGTCAGGCGATGCTGGGCTTGAAATGCCATGGTATATAAGAATCAATCCCGGCTTAGAATCAGCGGATTATGGTTTTAATATGGCTGAGAGTTATCTTAAGGAGCTGATATCGAGTGTATGTTCCCGATAATTACGACGCTTACCAGGCATATGAAGCCGAACAAGCCCGAAGAGAAAGACTAAGAAAGCGATATGAAATCGAAGAAGAAAAGGAGGAAGATGACAAGTGGCAACCTTATATGAACTTACCGGACAATACAAACAACTCTTAGATATGGCTGAAACAGAAGAATTGGACAAGCAGTTAATAGCGGATACATTGGAAGCATTGGAAGGTGAGATTGAAACAAAAGCCGACGGGTACGCAAAGATAATTCGTGAGCTTGAAGGAAAGGCGGAATTGCTAAAAAGTGAGATCGATCGGCTATCAAACAGAAAAACGGCTATTGAAAACAATATTAAATCCATGAAAGAAGCGTTACAAAACGCCATGTATATAACCGGCAAAGTTAAGTTTAAAACCAATCTATTTAATTTCGGTATACAGAAAAACCCGCCAAAACTGGTAATTGATAAGCCGGAAGAAATACCAGAAGAATTCTTAATACCTCAACCGCCAAAAGTAGATAATGCAAAACTGAAAGAGATTTTGAAAGAAAAAGAATTACCATTTGCTCATTTAGAGCAATCAGAAAGTTTAAGGATAAGGTGATGATATGGGAAACATGGATATATACGAAAAATATCGTCAGGTGCCCGAAAACGCTCAGAGAAAAATTGAAGCCGGGCGAATGAAGGGCAAGACAGATATTAATCCTATGTGGCGTATAAAATGCCTTACAGAGCAATTTGGACCATGTGGTATTGGTTGGTATTATAAACCAGTCCGTAAATGGCTTGAGCAATGTGGGGAAGAAATAGCGGCATTTGTTGATATTGAGTTATACATCAAGATTAATGGCGAATGGTCAATGCCCATTAGCGGAACCGGAGGCAGCATGTTTGCTGCTAAAGAAAAGAATGGAATATATGTATCTGACGAATGTTTCAAGATGGCCACAACAGACGCTATATCAGTTGCATGCAAGCAGTTAGGTTTTGGCGCTGATGTGTACTGGCAGGGAGATAAAACTAAGTACAACATGCAAGAATCAAAGCAAAGCAAGCCAGAGACAATATCGCCTGCAGAAATACAGGTGCTTAGAAATCTGATACAAAAAAAGGGGCTGGATGAAACCAAAATATTCAAGATACCAATTGAGCAGCTTACTAAGGAGCAGTATGTAAAAGCGTTGAAACAACTTGAAAAGGTTGGAATGAAGTAGGTGCTCATATGGAACTCACAGGACGGATTAAAGGCATTTCTAATGACTACATAACCGGAGAAACATTTATAACCTTATCTATTAACGAAACGGACATGCTGCTGCATGGATACGAAAAACTCAAGAACCATGACAAATTAAAAATCTCAATCGAACCATACCGGGAGAAGCGCAGTTTAAGCGCCAATGCATATTTCCATGTCTTAGTCGGCAAAATAGCCGAGGTCCTGACCATATCCAAAGCCAGAGCTAAAAACATGCTTATATGCAAATACGGACAACCTCAACTTCTCCCGGATGGGGAGATCATGGTTTACAAAACCAATGCTCCGCCTGAATTTATGTGGGAACAGGAATACATACACTGCCTGCCTATTAAGTTTGACGGGAACGTGACATTTTACAAGGTCTATCGTGGCTCTCATACTTACGACACAAAGGAAATGTCACTCCTGATTGATGGTACAGTGGCGGATGCAAAGGAGCTGGGTATTGAAACCCTGCCACCGGATGAAATCCAGCGGATGAAAGAGAGGTGGGGAATTTGAAGTCAATTGTAACAAAACACACCGACATATGTTTCTTTTGTGGAGGTCCGGCGGAATGCGAACATCATCTTATCTTTGGAAACAGTCTTAGAAAATTAGCAGATGCCGACGGGTTAAAAGTACCAGCATGTAATAAATGTCACAACATTGCCATAAAGCCAGAGGATAGAATACACGGAAACCCGATAGCTGAAAAATTATCTAAACAATTAGGACAAGCTATTTGGGAAGCACATTACGGCGACAGAGAAGCATTCCGCAAAAGATATGGAATTTCGTTTATGTAAAGGTAGTACGCTGACGCATCAGGCGTTGCATCAGTATAACATATCACACAGCCATACCATGACATCCAAACCGGGGCGGGCAACCGTCCCGGGGAAAGGAGGGAATATCTTGAACAGCAGAGAGAAAGGCAAGCGAGGCGAAAGGGAACTTGCTAAGAAACTCCGGGAATACGGTTATAACTGCCGGAGAGGGCAACAGTACAGTGGCATTGAGGGCGAGGATATTGTCGGTCTCCCAGGGATACATATCGAGTGCAAACGTGTCGAGCGATTAAACATATATAATGCTATAACTCAAACAAAGCGAGATGCAGGAAACGATAAATTCCCTGCTGTATTTCACCGGAAGAATAACTGTGAATGGCTAGTTACCATGCCCTTAGAGCATTGGATTGAATTATACCGGGAATGGGCAAATAGCATAGAAAGCAGGTGATCCGGTGGATGGATGGGTAAAATTACACCGCAGTATAACAGAAAACTGGGTATGGAATGATAAACCCTTTTCAAAAGGACAAGCATGGATTGACCTGATTATTATGGCTAATCATAAAGACAATAAATTTCCACTCGGTGATAAAGTGGTTACGGTTGAACGTGGCAGCCTAATAACATCTGAAATTAAATTAATGGAACGCTGGGGATGGAGTAAATCAAAAGTCAGGTTGTTTTTAAATCAGTTACAAAATGATGGCATGATAGTTAAAAAATCAGACCGTAAAAAGACCACGATAAATATAGTAAATTACGGCACTTACCAAGAAACAGAAACCACAGAAAAACCAGTAAAAGACCATAAAAAGACCACTGACAGACCACTGAAAGACACAAACAAGAATGTAAAGAATGAAAAGAATATATATAAAGATAATACATACTCTGACGACCCAGAATTAAACAAAGCAATTCTTGACTTCATCGAATATCGCAAAAAAATAAAAGCGCCAATGACACAAAAAGCAATTGACTTACTAATCTCCAAACTCAATAAATTATCCCCCGACAAAGCGACACAAATTAAAATTATCAACCAATCTATCTTAAACGGTTGGAAGGGAGTTTTTTCTCTTAAAGAGGAATCAAAGGAACAAACCAAAACACCAAATAAATTCAACCAGTTCCCGCAAAGGACTTATACAGCACAAGATTATGCGGAACTGGAACGCAAGTTAATAAATAAGGGACTGTAGAAGGAGGGACGGGAATGCCTGGACAAAACCAATACAGTGTTTACGATATTAAGGCTTGTAAATACATATTGCGAGATAAAAGCAATAACGTAATAGAAAAGACAATTGGAATACCCAAAGAGCGAGCAAGCAGATATGCCAAGCATGCAATTTTATACAAGGATAGATATAGGATTATTAGTAAGCAAGAGATTGAATTTATGGAAGAGTGGGATAGAGTCCGCTTTATGATTAATCCGAATGCAAAGAGATAAACCAGTAAATAAGGGGGCTGTTATGGAAAGAGGGCAGAAACGTTTTAAGAAAAGTAAATTTGATCCGTACATAGCTGAAATAACCAAATATATCATAGCAGGTATGACAGTAAGAGAAATTGCTGAGCTATTGCAACCTTATTTTGATGAAGTTGTTGATGAAAGTGCTGTATATGCATTTATGCGGTCAAGAGGGATACAATCCCGGGTAACGATGGGTGGAACCAATCTGGAATACGATGCGCCAAGATGTAGTAAGTGCGAACAATGCTGGACAGTCCACAATACAACAGATAGAGAAGTACTGCTTTGTTTGCCGGCTAAAAGACTAATAAATAGAAGCTGTCGCACAAGTCCTATGTGGTGCATAAAAAGGGGTGAAACTCATGGAAAAGAGCAGAAAATGGACACAAGAAGAATATGATTATCTTCAAGATAAGTGGGGGAACAGTTTCTCTCAAAACTATAGCTAAGAAACTTAATCGGTCGGAAAATGCAATACTAATTAAGGCCAGAAGACTTGGAAATGCAGGGCCGACATCATGGATGCGGTTAAAATATGGTTGCCTGGATGATAACTGGCCACAAATGATACATGATGGCTTCTGGGAGTGCATGAGGGTCCTGGACGATTACGGCACTCTGATCTTTAAATGGAGCGAGGTAGATATATCGCTCAAGGATGTCTTAAAAGCGATCGGGGGGCGCGGAACCATTGTTCGGGCATAGAAGCGGCAAACATAAGAATACGCACTGGACGGCGTTTATGAAATTTCCAGATGACAGGAGGTAATTATGGAAGTACATATCGGCAACATGCATTTATACAGAGACCATTTCCAAAATTACAAAAAATACAATATCCCCAAAGCCCAGCTAATTATAGCGGATATCCCATACAACATAGGCCAAAACGCATATGCCAGCAATCCACAGTGGTATAAGGACGGCGACAACAAAAACGGCGAGAGCGAGCTGGCAAAGAAAGCCTTCTTTGATACTGACAATGATTTTAGAGTACCGGAGTTTATGCATTTTGTCAGTACAATGCTAAAGAAAGAGCCAAAAGAAAAAGGTCAAGCCGGATGTATGATAGTATTTTGCGAATACGAACAACAATTCATGCTCATTCAGGAAGGCAAGAAATACGGATTTAACCATTATATCCCATTAGTATTTCGCAAAAACTACTCTGCACAGGTCCTTAAAGCAAATATGAAAGTGGTAGGAAATTGTGAATATGCCGTACTGATGTATCGGGAAAAGCTACCGAAGTTTAGAAACAACGGCCAGATGATATTTAACTGCATGGAATATGTGCGAGATATGGAAACAACGAAAATACATCCGACACAGAAAAGTATCTATGTAATCCAAAACCTTATCGAACTATTTACCGATCCGGGTGATGTGGTAATTGATCCGGTAGCTGGCAGTGGCGTGACGTTACTAGCTGCGGAGCAATTGGGACGGAAGTCATATGGATTTGAGATTAAGAAAGAGTACATCGAGGGATTCCGGGATAAATTAGCTAGGAATGTGCAGACGACGATATTTACTCAATTAAAAGAAAATAATTACGAACAATTATCAATTTAAGGAGGAACTATGACAAAGAAAGAATGGCAAAACTGCAACACCTGCTGGACCTGTAAACACCGCAAGATAATAAACGGTCGGATATTTTGCTGGTATAACAATAGTCCAAGGGTGCTTACAAGCAGGGATATAATAAACGGCCCGGATTGTATACACCGGGAGAAAGAAGAGTGGAGGGGATATGATGGATAAGCAAGAAATTGAAAAGGCTATATCTTATTGGAGTGAATTTAAGGCAGAAATTAAAGATCTTAGAAAACAGAACTCTAAAGTTGATTGGGATGAACAGGAGAAAGCAGTAGATTTGGCAATAGAAGCACTGGGAAAGAAGGTGCCAAAGAAACCAGTTAAATGCACAACAAACAAGCCTGTCAAAATTGGAAATGTGACTTTTAGCAAAGGAACCAGTATTTATAAATGTCCAAATTGCGGCGTACTTATAACGTACTATAAATACTGTTGCAGTTGCGGTCAAGCACTGGATTGGGGTGACGATAATAAATCATGAAGATAACAGTCAATGACAATCCATGTGAAATAAGACCTATATGGGCAAATGTAATACAAAATAATCCATGCGAATGTACTGTAACGGTTAAATACCATGCTAATAAATCTTTTAGCGACTACGAAAAAGAAAAACTTTGCGATGCTATCGAAGAATTCTTGCATAATATTCCTGCATCAAAAGAAGAAACATGCGAATATATACTTGAACTCGACGATTTTAATACATGGAAATGTAGTAAATGTGGATTGCTATGGCATTTAGCAGTAGATACTCCATTAAAAAACGAAATGTACTACTGCCCGAAATGCGGAAGAAAAATAATACGGGAAGTTACGCAAAATTAAGATTTAGTTTATTGAATGTAAGGAGATTATTATGAAAAATCCAATAAGTAAACTACTTTCAAAGCCAATAATATGGTATTTAAGAATAAAAAATATTAAACATATTAATGTTATTGTAAATATTGATGGCGTACATTTAGAAAAAAGGGACTTTAAAAAAGAAAAAGAGATTTCAGAGCGACATAAACGCATTAAGGATATATTTACTAAGCAAAACTAAAATTTTACGGGTATTTAACTTTGAAGGTGGGTTAACTGCAAAACACGTTTTGATAAATAGTAACCCTGCGTTAACTTTCATGGTGGTTTGTATTTAAGATTTGAGGAAAGTGAGGACGAACACGATACCTAAATGCGAAAACTGTAAAAAGTATGATGATTGCCGCAATGGAAGCGGGTTAGTTTGGCCTTGTGGGGCATATAGACCAAAGATTGTGACCAACGCAGACCGTATACGAAGCATGACGGATGAAGAACTGGCACAGTTTTTAGGCGATGAACCGCCATACTTTGCAACTTATAAACAATATATTGATTGGCTTAGGAAGCCAATAGAAAGCGAGGGTAAGGAAGGATGACACCACAAGAAATAATCCAATGTTGCGAACGACAACTAATGCTAGGCAGTCCTAACGTAGGCTTTTTGTTACCTGGAAAGTGGGGAAAACGGAACACAAGACGATTGTGGCCTGGTGGCCCAGAAGGCGAAATTGTATCAGAAATCTCAGGTAGAGGGATATATGTAATGTTTGACGCTAAAGAGGTCATGGAGGCAACAAAAAGGAAGATGAAGAAATTTGGAATGCTAGAAAGCGAGGCGAAGAAGGATGATAGAAAAAATATATAAAAACAAGTATATGGTCACTTGTGATAACTGCGGAACAGGGCAAGAATGCGACAGTTGGGCTGATGTGATGGACTTTATGAATGAAGAAGGCTGGAAGAAAAGGTTGGTTGACGGGGAATTTAAGCATTATTGTCCAGAGTGCTTGGTACACAAAGTCCTGAAAGACGGTACATCCAAAATCAGAGGGAGCCACAATGTTAATATGGATAATCCTTTGACAGCATCCATTATAAATACAATGGTTGAAACAGGGAGAAAAGCCCTGAAAGGTAATCACTCTATTGACAGCAGATAGAAGAATATACATAAATTTGGGGGAGGTAAACAGATGGATGCAGATAGATGCGTAAGTAGTGGCGACATAATCCCTGAAGGCCGGCAGGCATGCGTGAACTGTATAGCAGCCTGTACCGGATGCGGATGGGAGGATAAGGATAATTGTCGGGCATGTAATAAGCTGGATAAACAGATAGGCAAAGATGGACGTTGTATAAATTACACTGAACACCTATATGAAAAGATAGGAGGGAAACGATAATGGCAAGTGTAACATATGTATATCCAAAACAATACGACCTGCCAATGCAAACCATGGAGGAGATGCGGCGAGAGGTTATGCAAAAAGTTAAATTCGGCGATGAAATAACCGTCGATATACCTTTTGAGGATGGAACGAGGAAAGTAAGAATAGTGGCCTTTTATGAAAATCATATATTATGCCGCAACGAATTTGGTTATATGACGTCAATACTTTATTACGATTTGTGGGCAAGACTGCAACCAAAGCATACCAATGTGAAAATCCCGGACCGTTTTAGAGGGGTGATAAATTGACAGACAACGATAAAAAGAAAGAATACCTTAACAGCTATAAAAATCTTTGCAATAAACTAAAATCATTAGAAGATCAGTTACAGTCTTTACGGGAAACGGAAGAATCAGCTAAGATTCCTTCTATTTCGGACATGCCTAAGGCACATAATCAGACGGATTTGTCTGATGTAATGGTCCGAATAGAAGAGGTATACACAAAGATAGTAAGATTGAGGGCAGAATGCATAAAGCGAAAGTTGGAAATAGAAGACAAAATAGCTGATATGCCGGACGGGATAGAAGCTGATATTCTTAGAAAGCGGTACCTGGAATTTAAAAGCTGGGAAGAAATATGCGTTGAACTTAATTATAGTTGGAGACAAACTCATAGGCTACATAGTAATGCTTTAAGTAATTTCAAGATGGCATAGAATGGCACACAAAAATATGTTAAATTATATTTAGAGACATTATAATGAAATACATAAGATAAACCTCCTTTTATATAGATTAGGCATCCGGTTAGCTGCGGCCGGATGCCTTTTTCATGGAAAGACGGTGATAATTTGATACCTTTGGAGATAAAGAAAAAATGTATAGAAATGGCGGATGATGGAGTTGAAGCTACTGAGATATATAAAATATTTAACCAGCACTCTAACGGCTCTATCGAAAGCATGATGCGAATGATACGTAATTGGCGAAATGGCTACCAAATGAGTGAGCCGGTACAAAAGAAAGAAAATAAACAGAAATTTGACATTATCGAAACTCTAAAGAAAGGCATTGAGATAAGTGAGTTAGCAGAAAAACTAAATATATCATTAACAACAGCAGAAAGTATCATATCCGATATAAAAAATCAAGGATACAATATACAGCGTATTGGCGACATTGTGCAAATATCTAATATCGTCGTACCAACAGAAAATAGGATAGAAAGAGAATGGACAGGCGAGAAAATAATAAGATTTGGTATCATTGGCGATACGCACATCAATTCAAAATACACGCAAATTACCCATTTGCATAAGCTATACGACATTTTTAAGTCAGAGGGAATTGATACGGTCTATCATACTGGCGATATAGACGAAGGCGAGAAAATGCGTCCGGGCCACGAATATGAATTATATAATCATGGTGCAGATGAACACATTGAAGAAATAGTAAGAGTATTCCCAAAACGAGAAGGTATTACAACACACTTTATTACCGGTAATCATGATATAAGCTATGTAAAAATATGCGGATTAGACATTGGATGCAAGATAGCAGAAAAACGGCCGGATATGATTTATCTCGGATACATGAGCGCAGTAATCAACCTGACACCAAACTGCACATTAGAATTAAGACATCCCATAGATGGCACGGCATATGCAATCTCATATAAGACGCAAAAAATGATTGAAGCTATGTCAGGCGGTGAAAAACCTAATATATTAGCAGTTGGACATTACCATAAGGCAGAATATATCTTCTACAGAAACGTACACGCAATCCAAAGCGGAACGGTATGCGCGCAGACGCCATGGATGAGAGGTAAGCAAATATCGGCACATATGGGTGGCTGGATTGTAGAAGTACATGTTGATGATGATGGAACAGTAACTCGGATCAAACAAGAATATATTCCATTCTATAAAGCTATAACAGATGATTGGAAGAATTGGAGGTAAGGCGTGAATAGGGAGGAAATTCTTAAAACTGAATATTCAGAACGGTTTGACGAAATCCGTAAGAATATGATGGTTATGTCTTACTACAAATACGGATCTATCAAAGAGAATTACAAAACCGAAAAAACCATTAATGCTATTAACAGCCTAGAAAAGAGACTACAAAAATATAAAGAAACAGGAAACGCTGAATTTTTAGCTGATATTGCAAATTTCGCAATGATTGAGTTTATGTATCCTCAACACCCCAATGCACATTATATTCCAACAGATAGCGGAGCCTGCGATATAGACGGATTTGGTGTAAATGAAATTAAAAACTGGGGGGAAGCAGAATGGATAAGATTAATTTATTAATAAATGAAGTGATAAAAAGTGAGCCCGATTTAAAGATGCAGAAAGAAAAACTATTGATAATATTGCGAACACTATATCAGGTAGAAAGCGAAATAAAAAAGGTTATTAATAAAGTTAAAGATGAAATAGAGAAGATTGAAGTAGTAAGTATTGATATATAACACTCGGTGGCGGAATAGGTAGACGCAGCCACAGACCGTGGGTGGATAGGGATTAAATCGAAACCCGCGAGAGTGGTACCCGGTTGCAGGGTGCAAATCCTTGCCCGAGTGATAGAAAAACTTCCTTTTATATTGCATATACTGACACAATGTAGTAATATTTGGGTGGAAGGAAGTGTTTTTATGGAGATTAGCGAGTAGGAAATAGGAAATATATATCTATAGCGGATTTGGAAGATTTTAAATTAAAAATTAAGGCAATACATAACGCTATTGAAACAATAAAAAATCAATAAATAATAATTAAGCATCCTTTGGGATGCTTTTTTCATGTTCCAAAACAAACACATAATAGGCAGGTGAGGTGATGGATGGATGAAGTAAGGACCTATGAATTGGCTGAAAAAGATTACATGGCTGGTATGAAATATAAAGATATAGCCGAGAAATACGGTGTATCATTAAATACAGTTAAGTCATGGAAACAAAGATACTGGACTAAAAATAAAAAAAGTATGCACACCAAACAAGAAAAAGTATGCACACAAAGAGAGTATTCAAAGCCTTTTGATGATGGAACAAGGGAAACCATGTTGAATGAAAACCTTACTCCAGAACAAAGGCTTTTTTGCATATATTACAGTAAGATATTTAATGCAACACAGAGCTATCTAAAAGCTTATGGATGCAGCTACAATACAGCAATGGTTGAGGGTAGCAATCTCCTTAGAAATCCTAAGATTAGAGCTGAAATTCAAAGATTACAGGAGATAAAGCGCCAGCAGATAGTTGCAAACACAGAAGATATAGTTGATTTGCATATGCGCATAGCTTTTGCTGATATAGGCGACTATGTGGAGTTTGGTAGAGAAACGCTTGAAACCAAAGATGGTGAAGAGTATCAAATAAATAAAGTACTATTGAAAGAATCCTCCAATTTGGACACACAAATAATTCAAGAGGTTAAACAAGGCAGGGAAGGAGTTACAATAAAACTTGCCGATAAGCAAAAGTCGCTGGAATGGCTTGATAAATACTTCCTCATAAACCCTCTGGACAAACACAAGATTGAATATGAGAATAAAAAGCTTGAGCTCGAACAAAAGAAGATAGAGCCCGACATAAGTTCCGAGGGTGTTCGCTATACAGGTATTCCGGCGACAATGATTATTCCAAAGTTCGCACCAGTGGCTTTTGATATACAGAACAGGGAGCATATTGAATATGTTTTTCCTGGCGGTCGTGGCTCTACAAAATCTTCTTTCATCAGCTTACAAATTATTGATTTACTGATGAAAAACGAAGAAATACATGCCGTAATAGTACGTCAGGTTGCCGACACTCTTAGGACATCTGTATATGCACAGATGCAATGGGCCATCGAAGCGCTGGGACTGGAAGATGAATTTTATTGTACGGTTAGTCCCCTGGAGATTACCCGAAAAAGCACAGGCCAAAAGATATATTTCCGCGGTACGGATGATCCGGGAAAGATAAAATCTATTAAAGTGCCGTTTGGATATATCGGTATAATATGGTTTGAGGAATTGGACCAATTCCAGGGCGAGGAAGCTGTACGAAAAATCGAGCAATCAGTTATCCGTGGCGGCGAAAAAGCATGGGTATTTAAGTCATTTAACCCTCCTAAGAGCGCAAATAACTGGGCAAACAAATATATCAAGGTACCAAAGGTTACGAGATTAGTAATACCAAGCACATATTTAGACGTGCCAAAAGAATGGCTTGGTAAACCATTTATAGACGAAGCAGAATTCTTAAAGGAAGTCAATCCTACAGCTTATGAAAATGAATATCTAGGCGTAGCCAATGGTACAGGCGGAAATATATTCGATAATGTTACTATAAGAGAAATTACAGACGCAGAAATTAAAGAGTTTGACCGAATATATAATGGCGTTGACTGGGGCTGGTACCCTGACCCGTATCATTTCAGCCGTATGCATTATGATTCGGCAAGGCATAAATTGTATATCTTCATGGAATATAGATGCTGGAAACAATCCAACCAAGAGACAGCAAATAAACTCAGGGAATTAGGTATAACTGAAAATGACTTAATCACCTGCGACAGTGCTGAGCAAAAATCAGTAAGCGATTATAAAGCATACGGATTATTAGCAAGAGGGGCCGAAAAAGGCCCCGGAAGCGTTGATTATTCCATGAAGTGGTTGCAATCATTAAGTGAAATCATTATAGATAACAGAAGATGCCCTTATACAGCAGAAGAATTTTTAAATTATGAATACGAGAGAGACAAAGAAGGTAATATCATAAGCGGTTATCCTGATAAAAATAATCATGCTATAGACGCAGTTAGATATGCCATGAATCCGGTATGGAAACGGAGGGGGCAGTAATGTTTGAACGCATCGTTAAATTTGTAAAGGATGTGGTAAGGCGTATGTTTCCTGTTAAAACCATAAAGCAAGTTTTTGATATAGACCCGGCAATCTCAGATGAAATGATAGAACGAATTGAACTTTGGGAGAAGATGTATAAAGGCGAAGCTCCTTGGGTAAACGATATAGTTCACTCATTGAGGTTAGAACAGGGGATAGTCAAAGAATTTGCCAATATTGCCTTAAATGAAATGACAAGCAAGGTTACGGTTGAGAAGTTGGACAAGATATATCAATCTGCTATCCGGGATTTAAATGAGGATTTGCAAAGCGGACTAGCCCTTGGATCATTTATTATTAAGCCATTAGGTGGAGATAAGGTCGAATGTGTCACGCAAGGCAATTACATCCCATTGGAATTTAACAGTCAGGGCAGATTAACAAAAGTTATTTTTGTTGAGACAAAACAGATTGCCAAAGATGATATTTATAGGCGTTTTGAATATCACGCCGTAGACAAAAATGGACTCACAATTATAAATAAGGCTTATCATTCAAAAAACATCAATTCCCTCGGTGTGGAGGTAAGCCTGACAGAAGTAAGTGACTGGGCTAATCTTATCCCAGAAGTTACATATCCATTCTTTAAACCTGATTTTGGGTACTATCGCAACCCGATTAAGAATACCATTGATAGGTCATATAACGGCGTGTCAATTTTTGATGCCGCCAAAGACTTAATTAAAAAGGCCGACATACAATTTGCAAGGTTAGACTGGGAATTTGAATCAGGTGAACGTGCGGTACACGTAGACGCCACAGCAATGAAACTTAATAAGAATACAGGTGATTGGAAATTACCCAAGCTCAACAAAAGATTATATCGTGCTGTTGACGTAGAAATGGGAAACGGCAAAGAGCTGTTCGAGGTATTCTCACCTGAATTTAGGGAACAGTCCATAATCAAAGGCCTAGAAGAATACAAGAGGAACATAGAATTTGCCGTCGGCCTTGCGTACGGAGATTTATCCAATCCGGCATACGTGGAAAAGACAGCCACAGAAGTAAAGGCAGCAAAGAAACGCAAATATAACACGGTTACAGCCATACAGAGCAACCTGAAAGATTGCTTATCTGATTTGGTTGACGCACTGGCATTTTATAACGGACTTACAACAAGCGGTTATGAATTTATATGTGACTTTAAGGATAGCATTCTCACGGACGAAGAAACCGAACGTCAGCAAGACCGGCAGGATGTTGCTATGGGCGTCATGCCACTTTGGGAATATCGTATGAAATGGTACGGGGAAGATGAAGAAACAGCAAAAAGCAAAATACCGGAGCAAGCAGACATAATTCCGTAGGCGGTGATATCTTATGTACAGACCTTCTGACTTAGAGCGGATACCAAAAGAACTTGAACGCATCATGGCTGAATTAGAAATCCGTATTATGCAAGATATCGTCCGCCGAATAAAAATCAACGATGAAATTACCCGTTCTGCAGACTGGCAGATATATCAATTAGTGCAGGTTGGCAAAAGCCGGGAAGAAATAAGGAAATACATTCAGCAGGCATTAAAACTTACAGATGCCGAAATTGAAAGGCTTTACAAAGACATTATCGCTTCCGGTTATGCAAGAGACGCAAGTATATACGAAGCGGTTGGAAAAGATTTTATACCGTTCGAGGAAAACTTCGAATTACAACAGCTTATACAGTCGGTTATAGCTCAGACAAAGCAAGAACTCATTAATATAACTCAGACTATGGGATTTGCTATAGAAATAGGCGGGAAAACGGTATTTACACCGCTTGCCGAATACCTGCAAAGAACGTTGGATCAGGCGGTATTCGAGGTAACAACCGGAACATTTGATTATAACGTCACGCTGAACAAGGTTATCCGGGAAATGACTAAAAGCGGTGTTAGGACAGTTGATTATGAATCTGGATGGAGTAACCGAATAGAAGTTGCGGCCAGGCGTGCATTAATGACCGGAGTAAACCAGGTTGTGCAACACATAAACGACTTTAACGCCCAACAATTAGGAACGGAATATTTCGAGGTATCATGGCATGCGACAGCAAGGCCAACACATCAGGTTTGGCAAGGCAGAGTTTATACAAGACAACAGCTTGTAGATGTATGCGGTCTCGGTACAGGTCCGGGGCTGTGTGGATGGAATTGCTATCATAGCTATTGGCCGTTTATACCTGGTGTATCTGTCAGGCAATGGACAGATGAAGAACTTGACAGAATGAACGCCAAGGAAAATACTCCGAAGAAATATAAAGATAAAGAATATACTACATACGAGGCAACACAGCGGCAAAGATACCTTGAAACAAAAATGAGGGCGTTACGAAGACAAATAAAACTGTTGAAGGAAGGCGGAGCGAACGAAGATGAAATAATAGCGGCACAAGCAAAATATAGGGCGTCAATGGCTGAATATGCTGACTTTACTAAGAAAATGGGGTTACCGCAGGAAAGAGAAAGAATTTACATGGATGGATTAGGAAAGGTAGGATAAGATGAAGAAATTATTTATTTCACAACCAATGAGAGGTAAAAGTGATGAAGAAATCCTCAAAGAAAGAGAACATGCAATTCAAAAAGCGAAGGAACTTATTGGAGAAGAAGTAGAAGTACTTGACACATTCTTTGACGATTTTGATTCAAATGCTAAACCACTTGAATATTTAGCGCGTTCCATAGAATATCTATCAAAAGCGGATGTGGCATATTTTGCACAAGGATGGCAAGAAGCAAGAGGGTGCAGAATTGAGCATGAATGTGCTGTTGAATATGGAATAGATAGGATTGAGTAACACAAGATCGTAAACGGTATTATTTTTATGCAAGGAGGTAAAGATGGCTTATATTTTAATATTTATATTAGGCCTGAAATTGGATATGCCTATTACATTTCTGTATACAACTGGTATTTGCGCGGCATTAAAACTCATAGACGCTGCTTACCGAACAATTCATAAAGACGATTAAGCCGTATTGCTACGGCTTATTTTTATGTGGTCAGTTGATTAGACCTAAAACAGTCGGCGCTTGGTGGTTTGGTAAAACACCTAAAAAATACCTAATAAGCGAAAGGAGATTGAGAATTTATGAAAACTGAATTTCTGAAAGAACTCGGACTTAACGAGGAACAAATAAAGGCTATCATGGCCGAGAATGGCAAGGACATCCAGAGAGAGCACGATAAGTTTGCAAAAATCGAGGCAGAAAGAGAGAATTACAAGTCTCAGTTAGAAACAGCTCAGGCGGCTCTGAAAGAATTTGAGGGAGTTGATGTAAACAATCTAAAAAGCGAGATTGAAAAACTACAAAATACTCTCAAAGAAAAGGAAGAACAGTACCAGAAGGAGCTTGCCGACAGGGATTTCAATGCACTGTTGGAAAGACAAATTAATGAGTTTGGCGGCAGAAATGTCAAAGCGGTAAAAGCGTTACTGGACATTGAAACTCTCAAAGCAAGCAAGAATCAGGAAGCCGACATTAAAGCAGCTCTTGAAGCATGCAAGGAAGAAAATGATTATTTATTTGGGGCAAACGAACCTATAAACAATCCTGTAGCACCTACTGGTGGGAAAACACCATCTAGTGAAGATGCTCATTTGGCAGCACTTAAGGCGGCTATGGGATTAACAGATGAAAAAGAAAAATAGAAAGGATGATTAATTTATGGCAAATGTAATTGAGTTATCTAAAAATTATGTCCCTTTGTTGGATCAGGTTTATAAGAAAGCGTCTCTTACAACTGTTTTAAACACAAACGATGCAATGGCAAGAGCTGGAGCCAGAGCAAATGAGATTATAATTCCTAAGATTAAAATGGATGGTCTGGCTGACTATTCCAGAAATTCTGGCTATGTAAAAGGCGATGTCAACCTGACATGGGAAACAGTAAAATTCAATTACGACAGAGGTCGTAAGTTTGAGGTTGACTATCTTGACAATGAGGAAACTGCCGAAGTCGCCTTCGGAATGCTTGCTGCAGAATTTCAGAGGACAAAGGTTGCTCCGGAAGCAGATGCATTTACTTTTGCTACACTTGCGGGTAAAGAGGGAATATCTAAAGTTAGCACTCCAGCAGTATTGGAAAGCGGCGAGGACGTCATGAAAGCCTTGATTGAAGCCACTACAGTTATGGACGACGACGAGGTCCCGGAGGAAAACAGATACCTGTTTATTACCCCAACGCTTTACAATGCCATCAAAGGCCTTGACACCACGAAGTCCAGAGAAATCCTAGAAGCCTTTACACAGATAATAAAGGTTCCCCAAAGCAGATTCTATACCGCAATAGAACTTTTGGACGGGACAAGTGAAAATGAGCTTGAAGGTGGCTATAAAAAGGCCAACGGTGCCGCAGATATTAACTTCATGATCGTTCACAAATCTGCGGTCCTGAAATTTGATAAGCATATCGCAAGCGATATCATTACGCCGCAGGCAAACCAGAGCTCCGATGCATATATGCAGAAATATCGTAAATACGGTTTGGTTGATGTATACGAAAATAAGCTAGCCGGCATCTATCTGCATCATAAGCCGGTAGTTTAATATAGGAGGGTAGAGCATGGGGAAAATAGTCGGATTAATAATTAAGAAAAGGTACAATAAATCTGCTGGAGATAATAAAGGCGAGAATAAGAAGCAGGAAGCTAATCAGGAATAATAAAGGAAGGCGGTATCAATGAGCTATGCTACATATGAGTATTATATAAAAGAATATCTACAGGGCAGGCAGGCGGTAATTGATGCCGCCTCATATCCATTTTATGCACAGAAAGCCACACAGCTTATTAAACTACACACATTCAATCGGATAAAGGAAGATAATATCCCCGATGAAGCAAAGATGTGTTGCTGTGAGTTAGCCGAAGAAATATACAAACATGAAAAAGAAAATGCCGGTAATATTGTATCTGAAAAAGTCGGGGAGTACAGCGTTTCTTATGTGGATAAAGAGAAAGCTGAGACACAGCACCGTGGAAAATGCAAGGAAATCATCTACAACTGGCTGATAAATACCGGCTTGCTGTATCGGGGGTGCTGATATGATAACAAATGCAGATATTACATATTATTCCTGTGACAGCGCCGGTAAATATACACGGTACGAAATCAGGGGAGCACACTGGGAAGAAACCAAACAGGCCAACGTCTTAAAAAGTGGGCTTACATCTATTGAAACAGTAAAAGTATTTATCCCGGCAGAAAATCTACCCAGTGAACTAAAATTTAATGCTGGCAAAGATATAATTGTCAAAGGCATAACAGACTTTGAATTTGACAACACGTCCCAGCAGACTATATCAAACAGCCTCAAGACATTAAAAGAGCAAAATGACAAGGTCCTGACCGTCTCCATAGTGGACGAAAAAATGTACGGCAGCCCCTGGATGCGGCATGTACAGCTTGGCTGTAAGTAGGTGATAGTATGCAGTTTAATGGGCACTTGGAAATTAAGGCAACGGATATTCTCCTTAAAGAGCGAGGGCTGCAAGATATGGGGCCTGTGCAAAAATACATTGACAGCGAATGCATTAGGCTGATGGCTCCATATACACCTATGAGAAACGGATTTCTGATGAGGTCTGCTACACTGGGGACAAAGATAGGTTCCGGCGAAATAAATCAGATTGCTCCTTATGCTAGATATCAATATTATGGGAAACTTATGGTCTCGTCTATAACCGGAAGTGCATGGGCGAGATATGGGGAAAAGAAGGTATTGACCGATAAAGACCTGGTACATGATAAAAGCCGGCATCCACAAGCCGGACCATTTTGGTTTGAGAGAATGAAGGCGGAACATAAAGAAGAAATCCTAAACGGAGCCAGAAAGGTGGCCGGTGCGAAATGAACATAATCGAAGCAGTAAAGCTAATAATATCTGATTGCCCATTGGTACAGGACTTGTCCGGCAGTATAAACATTGATTATACCGAAGATAGCCCGGTAAGTTTTGGGCTTTATCCAACAGGCGACCAACTATTAAGAGAAGATATTCTCGGCAATCAAGATAGGCAACATAACTTTGTGCTATATGCAGTCTTTCAAAGCTTCAACGATTATGACAGGCTTGCAAATAGCACTTTTTTATTAAACCTTGCCTATTATCTTGAAAAAGCGGCAACAGGACAAGATGTTGAAGTAACTGTTGATAATAAAACACTTCACGGTAAGTTAAATAAACTTAGCAGCGCAAACGGCATGCTTTACGGATACCAAAACGAAACCTTATCCGGTCCGGTTACTTATCAAATACAGATACAAGCACAATACAGAATAGAAAGTGAGGGATTTTAAATGCCTAAAATTCAAAGAAAGTACATGGCTCATTATATTGATGCTTCGCTGACACAAACACCTAGCTATGTACGGTTGGGACAAGACCTGGAAGAATACAACGTTGAAATGAATGCCAACGTTGAGACCAGGAGAAATATCCTTGGTGATGCATCGACGATAATCGACGGGTACGAGCCGCAGGCAAGCGTAGAGCCTTACTATGCAGACGATGATGATCCGATGTTCGAAAAACTTCAAAAGATTGTAGACGAAAGACGAACACTTGACGATTTAAAAACCACTGTTGTTGAAGTACATCTTTGGGAGCCAGTAGAGGGTTCTGCCAATACCTTTGTCGCGTACAGAGAAGATGCCATTATTGAGGTATCTTCCTACGGTGGTGATACTACAGGGTACCAAATATCTTTTAACTTACATCATATTGGCAACAGAGTTAAGGGCACATTTAACGTGTCAACCAAAGCCTTTACCGAAGATAGTGAAGATTAAGCCAATAAGTTTTAGTTTGAGGCGGGTGGCGGTCTACCTCCTGCCGCTGCCCGCAATAGAGGAGGGATTTTATGCAAAGCATACGCTTTGACGATGGTTATAAGGAGTTTATGATTAATGATGACCCTAACAAGGTTATAAGATTTGATCCGACAGACTTTGCAATTATTGAGAGATTTAACAATGCTATGAAGAACATAGAGAAAGCGACAGAAAATCTCGAAAATGATGTTAATATTGATTCTAAAGGGGAGCCTTTGAGCGAACTTGAAGAAGCTGCGGAAGCTGTGGCTAAGGTTAATAAGCTTATTAAAGATCAGATTGATTATATATTCGATAGTCCTGTGTCTGAAATGGTATTCGGCAATAAATCACCTTTAGCGCTGGTTAAAGGTGTTCCACTTTTTGAAAGATTTATTATGGCAGCTAAAGAGGCTATAGAAAAAGAAGTTAAGAAAGAAATGGAAGCAAGTCAAAAGAGGATTGAAAAATACACCAAGCAGGTGAAATGATATGATTGGTAAATTACCGACCTCGCTGAATATAAACGGCGTTGAAAGAGCTATCCGGAGCGATTACCGGGTGGCTCTTTTAATATTCCAGGCCTATAACGACCCAGAATTAAATGACAGGGAAAAAACATTAGCGATGCTGGATTGTTTATACGAAGATTTTGAAAGTATCCCGGCAGAGGATATAGAAGAAGCAATAAGCAAAGCCGTTTGGTTTTTAGACGGCGGCATAGAACATGATGATATAAAAAGAAGTCCTAAGAAAATTATAGATTGGGAACAGGATGAACAGATGATATTTAGCGCTGTAAATAAAGTCGCAGGAAAAGAGACCAGAGCACTTGACTATCTACATTGGTGGACATTCCTGGGATACTTCAACGAGATTGGAGAGGGATTACTTTCAACTGTTATAAGCATTCGGCAGAAAAAGAATAAAGGCAAAAAACTTGAAAAATATGAGCAGGAATTCTACAGGGAGAACAAGGCCCTGATTGACATAAAGAAACGATTAAGTGCAGAAGAACAAGCGGAGAAAGAATATCTTGAAAAGCTCCTTAACGGGGAGGTGTAATACATGGCAGATGGTAGTTTAAAGTTTGATACTAGGATAGATACGGAAGGTTTTGAAAAAGATGCAGAATCTCTTAAAAATCGGCTTAAATCCATTACTACCAGTTTGAACAAATCAGGAACAGAAATAAGCCGTACATTTGCCAATGCTTCAAGCTCTGTTATGAGGGTGCAAGATTCGTTAAGAAAAACAGAAAATGCCTTAAAACAGCTTGAGGCAGAAATGGAAGTATATGCAAATAAGCAGCTTCCGACAGAGGAATACCAGGAAATTCAAAAGCAGATTGATGATGCAACAGCAAAATATAATAAGTTAATCGAAAGACAGGAAAAATTCATTGAGCTTGGCGGCAAAACAGACAGCCAGGCATATAAAAGGATGCAATATGACCTTGAGCAACTAAGCAATACAATAGCATATGCAAAAGGTGAATTAGACGACCTTGTGGCTTCCGGAAAAGCCTTCAGATTAGGACGAGATACCGCCGAATATCAGAAAATGCAGGCGAAATACACAGACTTAACTAATAAAGCAGAGATATACCGGCAGAGATTACAGGAAATCGATGCACAACAAAAGAAAACAGCAAGCAGCACAAAAAAGCTAGGCAAGGAAGTCAATAAAACCAGTCAAAAAACCGGCAAATTTAATAAGACATTAAGATTATTAAAAATGTCGTTGCTGTTTTCATTTGCTTTTAGGGCGTTAAACGCTTCCATGAAAGCTATTGGAGAGGGATTTCAAAATTTAGCCCAATATAGTACACAAACCAATAAGGATATCTCTGCATTAAAAACTTCATTTTTAACCTTAAAAAATAGTTTTGCTACAGCCTTTACTCCTATTCTGACGGTTGTAACACCAGCTTTACAAACACTGATTAATTATATGTCCCAGGCTATAACAGTCATGGGGCAATTTTTTGCAGTTTTACTTACCGGTGCAACTACTTTTACCAAAGCAAAGGACGCACAGGTTGATTATGCAAAATCCCTCGGTAAGACAGCTACAGAGGCAGATAAGGCTTTAAGCCCCATTGATAAACTAAACGTAGTAGCCGACACGGCGGCCGGTGATACAGGAACACCGTCCATACAGGACATGTTCGAAACGATTGAAATTGATCCGAAAATTTCAACCGTAGCAGATAATATTAAATCATCATTTGAGAATATGCTTAACTGGCTTAAAGCCACGTTTGGCCCGACATTTAGTAATTTTATGGACGGTTTAAAACCTGTCATAGACAGATTCAAGACTAATATTTCACAGGTATTTAAAGATGTTCAGACTTTATGGCAACCGTTTCTTAATTATGTATCAGGTCAATTCATACCGTTTTTACAGCAAAAATTTGCATTGATAGGCCAAATATTAACTGGATTATTTGATACCTTTAATAAGGTGTTTGCAGATATTTGGAATGTTGCTATATTTCCAATTTTGCAAAGTATTATAACATCCGTACTTCCTACGTTGACCGAAATGGCAACCGAGTTTAGCAAGCTCATGGGTGATGTATTCAACGAAGTCAAAGAAATATTTGATATGCTTTGGAAAGATGTCGCCACCCCAGTGCTTGCGTTCTTTGCAAAGGTTTGGACCGACGTGGCAAATATAATACGAGACTTTTGGGAAAAATGGGGTAAACCTATCTTTGACGGAATGCGGGAAGCATGGCAGAAAACAGCGGACGTCTTTAAGACAGTTTGGAACAAGGTTTTAAAGCCAATCTGGGATACTTTTATGAAAACTGTAGACAAGTTATGGAACAAACATTTAAAACCTTTCCTGGCTAATTTTATGGACTTCATTGGCACACTCGTTGATGGAGCGTTGACAATTTACAACAAATTCATTGCTCCTGTTGTGAAGTGGTTTATTGAAAAATTTGGCCCGCCGATAGCCAAGGTAATAACATACATAATCGGAGTGTTTGGGGACTGGCTTGGCGGAATTATAGACGTTGCCAACAGTGTTATAGATGCCTTAAAGGGCGTTATTGATTTCGTTGTCGGAGTATTTACAGGTAACTGGAATCGCGCTTGGGAAGGCATTAAGAAAACCTTTAAAAGTATATGGGATGCTATGGTTAATATCGTAAAGACACCCATAAATCTCATTATCGATATAATCAACGGGCTTATCAGTGGGGTTGTAACCGGCATTAATACCGTAATAAAAGCCCTTAACGCTCTTAGTTTTGATATTCCTGACTGGGTGCCTAAACTTGGCGGGAAGACGTTTGGGTTTAACCTTAAACCTTTAACCGCTCCCAAAATACCGAGGTTGGCAACAGGTACAGTTGTCCCGGCAAATTACGGCGAGTTTTTAGCAATCCTTGGTGATAACAAACGAGAAGCTGAGGTCGTATCGCCATTATCAACAATGAAACAGGCGCTTAAAGAAGTTATACAAGAGATGGGCGGGGCAGGCGTAAATACAGTAATCCTGAACGTAAATCTTTCCGGTAAACAGATTCACAGTGAGGTTGTAAGAGTTGACAGAGAATACAGAAGACAGACCGGGCGTTCAGCATTTGCATCAATGTAAAGGAGGGGATTTAATGACAGGAAATGGATATGTTTTAAAAGTAGGCAATACTATTTTTCCAAATTCCCTTCTTGCCGAGTATTCAAACGTCCCGGACCGTAGACAAGATAAAAATTCCTACACTGACGGCCGGGGCGTTACTCATAGAAAAATACTTCCGGTTAAGCGAACTACTATAAAAATAAAAACCATTGATTACTTGACATACGGACAGAAATTAATCGTACAGGCATTTTTCCCGAACAGGGATAAAGTAATAGCTGAGGTATGGAATGACGAGAGAAATGCATATCAGACAATGGTTTGTTATGTACCAGACATTGAATATAAGATAAAACACATAGACAAAGATGGTAATTTCTATTATGAAGCACTTGAATTTGAATTTATTGATTACGGGAGTGAAGAATAATGCTTAATATCCCCGAAGCACTAAAAGATATATATAAAAATGACCGTTTTCCATTTACAGATGAAGTCACTCCTAAAGATTTAACCGTACATTTTCCTGCTCTGGACTTAACTATCGGAACGGATCAGATTGTAGACGACAGTTTCGAGTTGTCCGAAAGCATATGCACAGCTGACGACCTTATATTCGGCACCTGTGAAGCAGCCCAGATAAAATTTACCGTCGCTGATGTTGAAGAAGATTTAAAAGGTCAATGGTTTACGGTAAGCCAGACTATCGAGGGATATGACCCGGTGCCACTCGGACTATTTAAAGTTGAGAGTTGTGTAAGGCAAGACGACTTGAGATTTAAGGAAATAACCGCATACAATGCCCTGAAATATACAGATGTAAATGTTGCTGATTGGTATAATTCATTATTCCCGACAGGCAACGAAACCTACACATTAAAAGAATTTCGGGAAAGTCTGCTTGACCATCTCGGAATCGAATATGAAGATGAATACCTGCCGAACGATGATATGATAATTGAAAAAACTATTGATGTAGCTTCTATAAGTGGCAGAGAAGTATTAAGACGGTGTATAGAGTTAAACGGGGCGTTTGGACAAATAAATCGGTACGGAAAATTTTATCATAAGATTCTGCAGCCTGCTTACGGACTATACCCGGGCGATGATTTATTCCCTGGTGACGATTTATTCCCTGTAGCAGAAAATGATACATTATATATTAACGAAACGCTAATTGACGAAATAATTCCAATGCATGAAGATATTTATTTTCAAGAATACACTGTTAAGGAAATAAATAAACTGATTATCAGGTCAGAGGAAGATGATATCGGGGCTATATACGGAACTGGCAGTAATGCGTACATAATACAAGGAAATTTTCTAGTGTTCGGCAAAGGTGCCGCAGAATTACAACAGATAGCCCGCAATGCATTTGGAAATATAGCAAAAAGGCCGTACAAGCCTTATGACGGAATAAGTATTGGCTTGCCTTATATCGAGCCAGGCGATACAGTACAATTTAATAACTACGGCAATCCTGTGACTGGGTATGTATTACAAAGGACGTTAACTGGCATACAGGTTTTGACAGATAACTATATAGCAAGCGGAAACGAGGAAAGGGAGCAGAATTTTGGCGTAAACGAAGAAATAATTCAATTACAAGGGAAAGTTACCCGTATCCGCAAGGATGTCGAGGGTGTATTAGTCGAGGTAGAAGATATTGCCCAAGACTTATACTCCGGCATATCAGTTCTTGCCGGACAAATCGTACTTAAAGTCGATAGCAGCGGTAATGTGGCAGCCGTAGAGCTTGGTGCGGATCCGAGCCAGGGGACGGCAATAAAATTTAAGGCCGACAATATAAGTCTCGAAGGGCTTGTTACGGCAAACGGATATTTTAAAATACTGCCAGATGGCTCAATGGAAGCTACCAACGGCAAATTCAGCGGACAGCTTGTAGCTGCGTCTGGAACATTTACTGGTACGCTTTTGGGCGCAGACGGAACATTTACAGGAACATTGTCCGGAAACACTATCGTAAGCCCGTATATAAGCGGCGGAAATATAAGCGGTACTGTAATAACATCTAATGGACCGGGCGTGGGGTCAATTGAAATAAATGGTGCGTATATTCGAGGCAGAAATACCGGCGGGTCTATAACGTTAGATATATGGCCCGGCGGGATTGATGTATATGGAAACCTGCAATGTAATACTATAAATGGATACGCACCGATAAATGCTGGTAATATTGGAAGCCAATCTGTAAGTTTTGCTTCTAACGCAGGCGCAGCATTTCGAGCAGATATTTCGAATTATATATACAATAACGCCTTAACGCGCTATGCATATATATCTGTCAATGATAATTTTATCGGAAGTCAATCAACGATAATGTATATTGGTTCTAGCGGAAATCCCTGGGCTGGTGGTTATGGCGTTAGTGGATGGGTAACAACATCCGATGAGAGACTAAAAGAAAATATAAAAGAAATGGACGAAAGATATCTGAAATTTATTAAAAAACTTGTTCCAAAAGTATTTAAAATGAAACAGGGAACCTCCGGACGCTTCCATACAGGATTTATAGCGCAAGAGATAGAAAAAATCATGAACGAGTGCGGTATATCGGACATTGAATTTGCAGGATTGGTAAAGGCTCCGATATATGAAGGCATTATAAAAGATAATAAAGGTAATATAATCGGATATGATGAAGACAGCACAATTATTGATTATACATACCACTTACGTTACGAAGAATTAATCGCTCCTATATTATTATATCTAAAGTATATCGATGAAAGAATAACAAGGGCTGGCTTCTAAAAATTGTATAATTATGTAGAAATTTATTTCATAATATTATATAATAATAATAGGAGGTGATACCGTGAAAAAATTTTTAGTTTTATTATTAGCTATCTGCCTACTATTAGTACCAAGTACCGCGTTTGCAGGAGTAAGGATAATTGAAAATCCAGACGACCCAAGAAAGAATTTATATGTACATGATATTTATGAAAATATTGTCATGTCGTTTGTCTATGGGTCAAAAATCAAAGATAATGAAGACTATCCCATGCCACCTATTTATCAGGAAGGAAAGCGACTCAAAGGTAAATATACTTATTCAAATTATGATAGCTCCAAACTTGGAATGTTCGACCTACAATGGGTATTTATCCCGGAAGATAAAAGTATAAAACCAATTACAGGAACAGTCAAAGCTATAATAATACTTCCTACCTGGGGGACTATGAGAGATGAAGACGATGAAAAAACAGCTCCTGTATTTAAACATAAATCATTAACTATGGAAGTAGGGACAAGCTATTATCCCCAGATAGACAATAATATCGGCGGTTCCGACTACGTATGGAAAACAAGTGATAAATCTATAGTTTCCATAAATAAAAAGACAGGTAAGCTTAAAGCTAAAAAGGCCGGTACCGCAACCATTACTTGCTATATGACTACACCTTATGACGAAGAATACACATTACAATTAAAGGTTAAAGTGGTTGATAATAAGAAAATAAATGCTAATATTCAACTGGCAGATGGAGATGTGTTTAAAATAAAAAATAAATACGATACATCTAACCATACTGTTATTTATACTTCAAACAAGCCTTCGATAGCAGACGTAGGCTATTATACAGGCGAAATTGCAGCACGCAGAGAGGGTACAACATTTATTACATGCATTGCTATGGATATGGAGTATAACACATATATTGAAAGGTTTGATATAACAGTAACCGAATCGGCGGAATAAAATCAAATATCAATTCACAGAGCAGAGCCATTACGGCATCTGCTCTTTTTATGCAAAGAAAGGAGTATGGATATGTTTATATCTAAGAAAAGAATACAGGTTATAGAAAGAAGAATTGCTGACCTCGAAAGGCAAGTTCAAGGCCAGCAATACATAACTGCTAATAATGTTACATTGTCAGGCAAAGTAGTAATGAGCATTAAGTCCGATTAATTTCGCTTTAAATCTTCATTTTTTAGTATTATGCCTTTACAATCAAGGCAGCCATACACATCAACGATTAGTAAGGTATCGGCAAAAACTTGTTTAGTATTGGTGTTGATTTCGGTTAGCCCATACCTATTCCCTTTTGTAGGAGTAAGCTTACCAAAATTATAGCTACCACAATATGGACACTTATCCATTTTAATCCTCCTCTCTCATGTATTTCAGCCGCCAGCTGATAAGGAGATTATACCACAATTTACCATAATGCAACACACTTTGACAGCAAATTGCTGTCTTTTTTATTACTAATAAGGAGTGATTTAATGCCAGAAATTAAGCAATCTGAAAAGGGAATAAACCTTAGAATCCAGGAAGCCAAAGAAGATATTGCTGCAGTAATCAATAAAACTCAGCTGCCACCCGGAATACTCTTAATGATACTGAATGAATTTGCGGCCCAGGTGCAAACGCAAAACGCTATGGCTATTGCCAATGAACGCAAAGCTTATGAGGAAGGAGAGAAGAAAGATGGCATACAGGTATGATAGAATAAATTGGCAGAATAAGCCTAATGTGGCAACACCGATAAGTGCCGAAAATCTTAATAAGATGGATAAAGGTATTGACGATAACGATAAAGCTATTGGTGATTTAGCGCAACTAAATACATCAAATAAATCCAGTTTGGTGTCGGCAGTAAATGAGCTAAATAATAATTTAGCGTTTCAAACTACTGTAGACCTTACCGATTGTGCTACATTTGCAGAAATATTTACTCTTATGCGTGCAAATCCTTATAGAGTAGGTTTTGGCAGAGTTGGCAACTTAGACCCTGTTACTAATTTTAAGATCCTAGTTGGCAATCCGACTGGGTTTGCTAATTACACGTCCGTATATGTTAGGATTTTGTCCAATAACATCTTGCAAATGATGGCTGTCGGAGCTCTTGTTGGTAAATTTGCGATAGATTATGTGATTTATGATAATAGTACCTATTCTCGTGTCGGCTGGAATGTACTTAAATAGCTATTTAGCTTACCAACCACCGCCCATGTAGGGCTTATTTTTATGCTTAGAAAGGAGTTGGAATATGCAAAATTTTGTTTTAAATAACGGTATCATTTTAAAGACCGTTCCTCCTATAACATACCCAAATAGCATGGCAAAAACCCGGACAATTTGTTTTGAGACCGATTTGTCTTATGATGAGGTTTTCAATCTATTGTCCGATTACAATAATATCTGCAAAATTTCATGCACGTTTGACAGCGGTAATGTCGCAGATATTATTACAGATTGTGCTGGCTTAAAAGTGCTGTCCAAAAAGGCAGACGGTACATATATGGCCGAAATGAGCACAGATACAACCGAAAGACTTATTCAAGAGCTACAGGCAAAAGTAGAACATCTTGAACAGCAAAACAATGAATTAAAACAAAGGGTGGAAACGCTGTTATCCGAAAAAGAAGAGGAAACAGAAGAAATTCCAGAGGAAGAGCCAGAAATACCGGAAGAAACCGAGGAAGATATGCTAGACGAAGAAATCCCTGATGAAGAAATGCCGGATGAAGAAAACGAAGACGTGGACGAAAATAATGAGGAAGATTTTGAGCCGTAAGGCTCTTATTTTATACAGAAAGGGGCAAAAGCATGAACAAATTCAAAGCAATTTTTACTGCAATCTTATCAACAATTACATCCTGGTTAGGGATTTTGGCAATTCCAGTCGGACTAATGATAGCAAGCAATCTCGTTGACTACATCACCGGTCTAATAGCAAGCAAATATCGGGATGAGCCTATTAACAGTTACAAATCATTTAGAGGGATTGCGAAAAAAATTAGCATGTGGTTGTTGGTTATTGTTGGTGCATTAATGGACCAGCTTGTTTTATATGCAGGTGATACAATCGGGATAAAGTTACCATTTAAGTTTGCAATTGCTTGCGTAGTGGCGATATGGATTATCTGTAACGAGTTAATTTCCATACTTGAAAATATTAAAGATACAGGCGTTAATTTACCGCCTTTCCTTAAACCGCTTGTGGAAAATGTGAAAAAGCAGGTAGAAGATAAGGCGAAGATAGAAGGTGAGAAGAATGCCGATTAAGATTAATATAGACGCAGGCCACGGAACGGACACAGCAGGCAAGCGTACCCCTCCATTTCCGAAGGATGTAAAAATAAACGATAAATTAACCGTGAAGAAAGGCGAGCAATTCCGTGAACATATCGCAAATGTCGGAGTTGCTTTTTTATTGGAACAGGAGTTAAAAAGATGCGGATTTGAGACGATGCGGACCGGCTGGAATGATGCCAATGCTTTTGATGACCCAGACACACCTTTGAGCGATAGGCAACGAGCTATAGCACTGGCAAATTGCGACTATAGCGTATCAATCCATTTCAATGCTTATGGCGACGGCAAAAGTTTTAACTCCGCCGAAGGAGTTGGGATATACATACATGACAAATATCCCGGTCAGTCAAAGAAGATGGCTGAAATCGTCTTGAAACATCTTGCCGGCGGAACAAAACAAAAGAACAGAGGTATAACAGCACAAAGTCTGGCTATGTGTAACTGTAACAATATGGATGTAAAGGCTGCTATCCTTGTTGAACTTGC